CCTATGCTTGCGCCTGAGCCACCACCTTGAGGAACGGTGAAGGCTTGGTTTAACATACTTCCACCAACTTGACCCAGTAGGTTTGCTCTAGCACGTTCCATGAGAAGCTGTTGCTCAAGGCCAGACATAGCTGTTTCACCAAAGAGACCAGCACCGTACTGCTGAAGTGCCGCTTGTTGTGATGCCAATTCTTGTGAGGGTTGAGTAGCAGCGAGTAGTTGTGCCTGAGGCATGTAACTAGCGCCCAACATTTGTTGACCCAGTTGTGCCTGCTGTATTTGTTCTGCTTGAGCCTGTTGCATGGCCTGTACAGCGGCTGTGTTCTGCGCTTCCTCCTGAGCCTTAGCCAACGCTAGTTGCTCTGGAGTACCGCCAAACTGTGCTGTTTGTACACCTAAGCGTCCCTGAGACGCCAGACGTTCTTCCAAAGCTAAACGCTGTCGTTGCTCCTCAGGAGTCTGCACAGCCCTTAGACGTTCAAAGATCTCTTGTTCACGTCCTGTAGTCGGCTGTTGTGCCTGTCCAAAGAACTGTTCAGCACCACCAAACAACTGTTGCTGCATGGCTTGCTCTTGAGGAGACAAACCCAAAGTTGTCCTAAACTGACCAGTGGTAGGATCAATTTGTGTACCAAACTGTCCTCCAGTAGCAGTAGTGACTGTAAACGGCCTAAACTGAGTTTGATCTAGACCCATCTGAGCGATGTCTAAGGCTCCCGGTACTTCACGTCCACGGACAGTAGTGCCAACTAGAGCTTCTTCGCCAATGTCCGATAGTCTATTATATTCTTCAGCGGTCAGCAAACCACCAAGAAACCCCGGTATAGCGACCTCTGGTTGTAATAAATAATCTAAAAGGCTCATTCATATTCTCCTAGTTAAAGCAACTTACCTATTAAGGCCATTACGTTAATCTCCTGTAGTGATAATTGAGACCCGTCAATATCGGCCTCTAGTCCAACTACTATACTTGTGCCATATCCTGTGGCGTTTAAACTTTTCTGGTTTGTCAAAGCACCACCAGTAAACTCTACGGCGGTAAATTCACTTACACCAAAGAAACCAGTAATCTGGTCACCTACTGTAAATTCTGCTGTTGCGTACGAACTCTTGAAGTCATAGGCCCACTTAAGGAATACTGTGGCGTTATTAGCACCAACTAATGTCGGCTTCAACTTCTTCAAAATCTTGATTCTAGAGCTATCGCCAAACGTCAAGCTTGGGCTGTAGTACTTAAAGCGGTAGGGGCTACCGTCGTCTTGGTAACCGTCGTACTCGCTGATTCCCTTAGACGTTCCAATGAGCAACGTACCGTCTTCTTTTCTAGTGTACGAAGTAAACCCTGTAGACACCCAACGTGTCACACGGTATGACCCATTTTCTGTTGTTCCTCGAACGTCGAAGCAGTAGGTTACGTCCTGACCTACAAAAGTCAATAGGTAAAAACCTTCTTCTGGACTATAGACAGACCTGAAGAAATTATTTTCTGTCTGTAGTGCAGCAATAATGTCCTTGGTAATGTTTCCTGACAGACTGCTGATAGGCAGGGACTTCTCTTGTATTGTCCTGCCGAAACTCTTGAGTCCGGTGTGTGACAAGAACAGTACGTCCGTACCGGTGTACTGAACAGTGTCTCTGTCTACGCAACCTACGCCAGCTACAGTGTCAGCCAGTACCATAGTAGCAGGGGCTTCTGCTCCTTGGTACGCTACAATACTATGCTTACCGAAGATAATCAACATACCGTTATGTGCAGCTAGTGAGACAATCTCGTCGTAGCCGTCAGGCCAGACCTTGGATATGTCTATGGACCCGCTAGTGCCTCCTGTCCAATCATGACCAATCAACAGGTCAGACCAGTACACTACGGACTTTTCGTTAGCTATGTCAGCACACCACAGGCGACCGTAAGCAGACAAAACCTCGTTAGCTTTTGGAATGTCTCCTGCTGCTGACGCACCTGTAACAGTACTTAGCTTGACTACCGACCCGCCTGTAGTGTCGTACACAAGGGGTTCGTAAGCTCTCTGGAAGAAGTAGATTTTGTCGTTAAAATTGACCATCTTCCAGTTGTCAGCAGTGATTGTGTAACTGCCGGGAGTTTCATCAGCTAACGTAGTCGTACCACTGATAATCTTGTTGTTGCCTACAGAAAAAACCTTGGTGTTTCCTGCGTTGTCCTTGAACTCCTTTATGGAGCGTATAGAGTCAGACCCAAGGACAGTCTTGTTTGTTGTTACGACAGTATGGCCCTTACGTGCAGCAATACGACCACGCTTGTCAATCACAGCGTTGTCTGCGATCTCAGCAAAGGATGGGTCCTGTGCCAACGGCGAGTCTTCGGTGTTAACACCTTTGAACGCCGGAGCAACAAGGTTGATGCTACGTAATTCTTGTGCCATATTAAATAGTCCTAAATACCATTTCTTCAGGATGTTTTGCTGCGTCTATAGCAATAGCGTCAGACAGGAACTTGTCAGCAATAGCAAAGTACTCAGCAGTAGAAGTACCTCCTGTCTCACCACGTTCACGAGCTAACAAGGCTACTGCAAGGTGGACTACAGGCATCTCTGGTACAAGCAGTACGTCTGTGTCGCTAGTCAAGTCTGCCTGTCGTTTAATCACGTCAAACCGCAAGCTGTAGACACCGTCTGGTGTTGGGCTAACGAGTACTTGCGTGTCACCGTTGGAGTCAAGGCCGTTGTACGTGTAGTACCGTGGCGCTCCTTGGACTTCTTCGGCAATGTACAAAGAGTCGTTAAACCAGTCCTTAGTCTGATAAGCCATGAAACAGTTTTGTGTGTCGTTGATTACTGACATAACTTTTACATTGTCGTCAGCGCCAGTTAAAGAGTAACCGTTGTCGGAAGCAGTAGTAGACACAACAATAGTGTCACGTAAGGCTGACCAGTCGTTAGACTCTTCTACTATCTTCTTAGCGTCATTAATAAAGTCACTAACCATCTTGCTGTACGTGTTGGAGGTAACTGTAGAAACTTCGTCTTCCCGAAGTCTACGCAACACGTTGTTCATTAGGTTTAAATACGTCATGCTAACATTCCCGGTTTTCTAGGGGGTTTCTGTGGTGTAGTGGACTGTCTGTCCAAAAACTGATTAAGCTGTTGTAAGGCAGAAGGCTGTTGTTTTATAGGCCCTGACCGTACTATCTGTTGTACTTGCCTTGGTGACGCTTTTTCTTCAAAAGGCTTAAACTCAAACTTGTCTTGAGCAGCAGCAATTTGTTGTGCTGTGGGTTGTTTAGCACCTAAACCAAAGAGTCCTAATGTAGCCAACCCTAGCTGCTGCCCAAGCTGCCCAAAGCCAGACTCAAGCTGTCCACCGATACCACCAAAGCCTGTACCCAGTTGCTCTGTAAGCGTGTCAGAGAGCCCCTGAATGTTTTCACTAATGCCGGTACCAAGTCCGCCGATGGAGTCTACTACAGTGCCTACGTCAGTGCCTAGGCTGTCTGCAAGACTTGTCAAACCACTGAGTACCGATGTTTCTAACTCTGTCAGTTCTCCACCAAGGCCCGAACCTAATGTAACAATGGCAGACGTAATGTCGTCTGTCTGTACGCCTAAAGCCTCTGCTAGGTCTTCTACGCCTTGGTTTACGGCTGTAGTAACTCCTCCTACTGCTTCTTCAACACCAGTAAGTTGGTCACTAAGACCAGTAATGTTTTCTGTAAGACCTGCTTCAAGATCAGTAACAGAAGTAACCACATCACCGATGTCTAACCCTAGTGTACTAGCTAAGTCAGTCAACCCTGTTAGGACTGAGGTTTCAAACCCTGTTAGTTCTTCAGAAGTCAAAGTGCCTAGGTTGCCGATAGCAGTTACGATGTCGTCAGAGGATACGCCTAGTTGTTCTGCTAAGGCATCAATACCACCTTGGACACCTTCAAAGCCTGTTGTTAATTGGTTTTCTAAACCTTCGATGCCTTCAACAACGTCAGCGCTTAAGTCAGTAACAGAGGTAACAACTTCGCCTACATCTAACCCTAAAGTGTCTGCTAGGCTTCCTAAGCCAGTAAGTATAGACGTTTCTAAGCCTGTTAAGCTTTCGCCTGTTGCAGTGCTTAAGTTTCCAATAGCGTTTATTAAGTCTTCTGTAGACAGACCCAGTTGTTCTGCTAGTTCTTCAATACCGCCTTGGACACCTGTAATGCCTTCGCCAAGACCCGTTAGCTGCTCGCCTAAACCTTCAATACCTTCAGCAACACCTTCGCCTAGGTCAGTAACAGAAGTTACTACGTCTCCAATGTCTACGCCCAAGTTTTCAGAAAGCGTCCCTAAACCTTCAAGGATGTTTGTTTGCAGGTCAGTTAGGTTTTCTCCGGTGGCAGTACCAAGGCCCGCAATTGCAGTAAGTAAACCTTCTGTAGACAAACCTAAGTCTTCGGCTAACTGGTCAATACCGCTTTGAACTCCTGCAATACCTGTAGTAAGTCCTTCAAACTGGCTGCTTAACTGTGTAGCAACTTCTTCTGCTGTTAATCCTGCAGGTATAGAATCAACAATGGCCTGTACTTCTGCAACAGTAGCGGACTCAGGTATTGTTATTGATCCTGCAATCTGTTCAAGCTGGGCGTCAGTAAATCCATAGTTAGCTAGGATTTCACGAACATCGTCTGGACTAGCAATGTCTAAACCACTAATAGCGTCCGTAATGGTTGTAACAGCAGCGTCTAAATCTTCTCCTACTACGACACCTTCTAAAGCTGTTCCCAAGTCTGCAACAGACAAACCTTCAGGCAAAGCGTTGATTATTTGTGCAATTTGAGCTTCACTAAAGTTAA